AACTTTCGTTTTATACCTCTGTACACTTACTTACTTGGTTCGGTGGTTTACTTAACGATTCAATACACTACCTTTTTTTGTGTCGATGCCTACAAAACTATGGACAATTGTCCGAATGCTCAATTGAGCGCGTTTTGATTGTTGGCGATGCCGTTTATCCGTTAATAAGAAAATCAATTCTTAAAGCTTTTCAATAATTCAGCGCTTGTACGCTTATGCTATGTGACAAACTTGGTTTTTTGTTTGCCGTTCCTCGTTTGGAACTGATGTAAAATTATAAATACTTTTTGAATTGACAAATTTTTTTTTGAAAATAGTTTAAAATAATTTTGAATAATAGTTATAACAAACTGAAAATCAATGATTTATAACACGAAAAAAAAATTGATAAAATTCTGGATTTTGCCCAAAAAACACCAAAAAACACCACAAAAAAAGCAAATAAAAGTTACCACAAAAGGCAAAAAAATAAGGGTTTTTTCTTTGTTGGTATATTCTTAAGCAAAGTGAATAAACACTTTATTGTCAATGAGTTAATGAGTTTATATAGAGTTTTTCTTTAAGTAAAGTCCATAAATGATTAATTATCAGCGAATTATTAAGGAAATGATAGTGTTAAGCACAAACTAGTTAAAGTAAAGGTTTAGATCCAAGTAAATAAATGACTGAAATAAAGATAGTTAGGTACATGCGACAGGTTGAAAATTGAATTTGCGTTTTCCCCTACGTACACATGGGGACGTGTATATATGTATACTACCCTAAAAAATAGAGACCAAAAAATAGAGACAAAAAAAGAGACAAAAAACCTGGGGTACAGTTAATTAGCTAACAGTTATTTAAAGTAAAGGTTTAAATAAGGTATGGGGATAATGGTACTAGTTAGGGATTGTAAGGACATGCCGATCCTTTTTGATACTTCAAATCTTATCATTGCATTCCAAGATTTAAAATATGTCAAGGCATCATTGATATTCTATTAGAGCTTTTAGAGATAAACAGTATAAGGTAAATTGCTCTGAAACCCTTTATTTGTAAGGGTTTTGTGTTTACGTTTGTGGTAACATTTTGTATCCCCTTAGTGTAAGCCTTTTGAATAATATTCTTTATATTTGTTTTTTTATGATAACTAAGAAGGGAATTAATTTAAACATATGTGTTTATTGTAAGAAGACTTTAGATGAATATTCTAGGACTATAGATCATTTATATCCTAAGAGCCGAGGTGGGAAGCTGAGTAACAGCAATAAAGTTCCATGTTGTGGGGATTGTAATAAGATGAAGGGTGATTTAAGTTTATGGGAATTCGCTAAAGCGTTAAATGGTTTAATCTTTTATGAGCATAGCAAGCATAAAGAGAGCTTGGCTCATTTAAAGAAAATAAAGTTGAACGTAGAAAATTTAATAAATGAGCGAGATAGGAAAAAAAAGGATTAATAATATTGTTTATGATTTGATATTACTTGAGGCCGACAGGGTAATAGCCCATAAGCAAAAGAACCTTGAGTTGTATTATAAGGATTACAGTGGGGAATTAGTTCCTATTGCCGAGCCTTACGACCAGGAAGTAGAGATTCTAATAGATGGATTACTTAAGAGGCGGAAGATGAGATACTTAATATCTTTTAATGAAACTATAGATTTACTTAATGAGCTAAAACCATCTAGTAATAAGGTACTTAGGCTAATGGTTAAGAACATGAACTATGGTAATGTGTTAAGGGACTACAGCCTTAGGGATTTGCAGCAATGTACAGGAATGAATATGAGGTATGTGATAAGTAGTATTGGCGAGTTGTGTCATAACGATGTTATTCGTTTTGAGATGGAGAAGAATAGGAGAATCTATATGGTGAATCCATCTTTTTTTTATAAGGGGACAATAAAGAAAATGTTTTACTGCACGAAGAATTTTGATCGTCTTCCAAGAAGGAATGAAGATTTGGAAGAGGTGTATGAAAGAAATTTAGATATATAATTATTTGTATATTTGTCCTTATGAAACATGATAAGTATTGGGCATCTAATCCTAAAAAGAACGGAAGCTATGTTGATAAAGCTAGGGTAGAGGGCAACAAACCTGCACCGAATACGCTTAAAGAAGACATGAGCTGCGGATGCAAGGATGGATTTAAGATTATGTACAAAAATAGTAAAGACAAAAAATACTAAAATGAAAAGAGGTAAAATGATTTCATCTGTTCTTGGAGGTCCTGGGGATAAAGAGAAAGAAGAAAAAGATGAATTGAGATCAGAGGAGTTTATCCGATATGGTGACATGAGTAGAGGGGGAAATAAGAAGAAGAAGAGAATGGCACTTCAAAGATTAGATCAATTAAGAAAGGAAGGTCATATGTATAAAAATCCTGACTATAATATGGATGAAGATCCAAGAGATAAACTTTTCGCAGACAAAGAAGAACCTGAGTATGCTAAATACTTATACGAGAAAGGGAAACAAGACGTAAAAAAATATTAAAAAAAAAAATAAATAAAAATCATGAGAAATATAGTAAAACCAAAAGAGCCAAAAACAAAGGAACTAGGAGAAAAAAATTTAAAACCTGAAGGAGTATACAAAGGATTTCTATCAAAAGCAAAAGCCAAATATGCTATTAGAAGAGGTCTCGTTGATACAGCAGTAGCTATGAAGAAAAAAGGCACGACAGTGTATAAAGATTACGATGACAAAAATAAAGCAACAAAATCTACCTTTATGGGCAAGAGAGAGCAGGAAAACAGAAAGTCAAACAGAGAGAAATACTACGGAGAATAATAAAAATTTAAAAAAGAAGTCATGTTACAACCAAGAAAAAGAATTAAAACAGCAAAAGAAATAAGTGAAATGGGTAGTGATGTTGGCAAAAAAATGAACCCATACACAAAAAAGAGTGCGTTGCAAGAAGCATCTGAAAGACCATTGAAAAGGCCATTACCTTCAAAGCCTTCCTCAGATCCATATAGCAAGCCGCCAAAAATGGAAGATAAAAAGCCTATGGCAGATGTAAAAAAACCTACCGAAAGCAAAGAAAAAAAATCAAGCCCTAAAGAAGAAAGGAAATCTTTAAGAAACGAAATAAAAATGCAAAAGCTAAAGAACAAGCTAGACAGAGCAAAAGAGGGCAAGAAAAAAATAGATTTAGCTAAAGCTGGAACTGCAGCTTCTGCTGCGGCAGGTGGTGCAATTACCATTGCAGATCAATTGTTAGATTTAAGAAAAAAATATAAAGGAGAATAGTCATGTTACAACCAAAAAAACCAATCTTAGAAAAGTTAAAGGCCGCACGAGACAGAGCGTTAGGTAAAAATTCGTATACAAAGGAATCAAAAAATAAATATACTGGATCCACTACAACTACAAATGTAATGCCCAGAAAAGAAAAAGAAAAAGTTCAAGAAGCTAGTGGTGACTATTCATTGTCAAAAAAGAAATTAAATAAAGATGGTTCTGTCAAGAAAGATGTAACCAAGTATTACGACAGTGCTGGGAAACTCAAAGATACAGTTAAGCTTAAATTTAATAAGCTTAAAAACTCAAATCAAGATGGTCCAAATATGACAATGAAGGTTGTAAAAAAATCACCAGGAGAAAAAAGAACCGTGAAAAAAACAGAAGGATATGGGATGCCTTTAGGGACTAAAAAAATGGATGAAGTTGTTGGGCGATTAAAAAACAAAGATTAATCATGGCATACTTAGATAAAAAATCAGGTATAGATCCAAAGCTCATTGAAAAGGCTTATGCTAAGAGCGAAAAAATAAAAAAGAAGAAATCTTCTAAATGCAAAAAATAGGGCTATCGATAAGGTAGCCCTTATCATATAACATAATGGCAGAAACAAAAGTAAGAGGTATTCGAACTGAAGACTGGTATCCATCACATCCAGAGTTTGAATATCCAAAAGAATTCGTAGATTGGATAAATTCCATAAACTCAGGGTGGCAGAACATGCTAAAGTATAAGTCTTTTGATTTATACTGTGAACAAGCTAGACAATGGCTAGAAGACGAAACACTTATATTAGATTTTGAAAATGAAGAGGATCAATATAATTGGCTTGCACAAGAAATAAAAAAATGTAATGACAACACGCTTTATTTCTGTAATAAATACGGATGGATAAAGGAAGACAAGTCAGAGAATGGAATGCTAAGGTATCAAGCATGGGAAGCTCAAAGAGTTCTGTTGTATTTATTTGATTGTGGGTATTCAATGATGATTGGTAAAGCTCGTCAAATTGGATTTACAACTACAATGTGCCTTGCAGGAATGAAACGAGTAAATTTTAACAAATCTTATTTCATAAAATTTGTAACGCACTCTAAAGATAAGGGGGTGGAAATATTTAGAGATAAAGTTAAATGGACATACACAAAGGTTCCAGAGTATATGGCTCAAGAAGTAAAGAACTGGACTGATCAAATTATGTCATTTGATAAAAAAGGAGACAGAAAAGGTAGAGACGAAGGGGGAGCATCAAGATTTCAGGTAGATAGCCCACAAGTAGATGCAATAAACGGTGGATCTCCATCTGCTGTATTTATAGATGAGATTGGGTTATTTGAAATATTCGGAGAAATGATGCGTGAAGGAAGGCCTGCTCTATTTAAATACAATCCAGAAACAAAAAAAATGACCATGCAGCAACAATTTATAGCATGGGGAACAGGAGGGGAAATGGATAAAGGTGGATCTGTATTTGAATCAGAATTTAAAATGTGTCTTAAACAATGGAAAGAAAAAAATTACGATTATGGGATTATACCATTATTTTTTAACGCATATGCAAGAAGAGGAGTTACAGACAGTCACATTAACAACGAAAGGAAAGCCTATTTGGCACTTGAAGGAACAAGAAAAGGAGAAATTGCAAAAGTCCAGTTTCATCAGCATTACCCCATCACAATCGATGACATGTTCCTTAGAAAATCTAGAACTCTCATACCTGTACACACATGCAATAGAAGACTAAATGAGATATACGGAAAAGATAGTCCTATAGAGTATGGTTTTTTTGAACCTATAATGGATATGAGTCAGCCAACACCTGACCTACTTACAGAATATAGGATTATAGGAGCCAGGTGGATACCAACGTCAGGAAGAGAGGACATATCTACTACAGCAATGGTAGTACACCATCCACCAAATAACGAGTCCTGGAGAAACAGATGGTATCAAGGAACTGACCCCATAAACTCAGAAACAGGACATTCAATGATGTGCAGTGCTATATGGGACTCTCTTACAAATACAGTGTCTTCTGTTGTATTTCATAGAGATAAAAAATTCAAATACACTTATTTACAGGTTTTGTTGCAAAGTTTATATTATGATCAACAGAAAAGAGGAGGGGTAAAGGAACTTGTGGAAAACAACATTGGAGATATGCACGTAGACTTTCAAGAAGTACATGGTTTTAAAAGCAAATTTACTGCAAATGCACAATTACCAGAGTATTTTCAAACATTTGGTGGTAAATGGTTTGGATTATCAAATAAAGCAAATACAGCTCCACGTATTATAGCCAAAACAGAAGAGATGATTGATGGGTATGGAGAGCATATAGATGTACCTTGGCTTTGGGAGCAATTAAAAACATTTGTTGAAAAAGATTTAAAAAGCACTACAAGTCATAGGCAAACTAGATATCAGGCGGCAGACACAAGATACGACTATGATGACACTATATTTGCTATAACATTCGCATATATTAATGCTCAAGCACACGCAAGGTATGAACCAACAAATACAAAAGGAGACGATTCAAATTCAAGCGTAGTAACTAGATATGTACAATGCAAGGAAACAAACTATAGAATGAGACTTGCTCAAGTGGATGCCAAAACAGGTAAGCT